AACAACACATTAGATAACATACGAGTAAATGGTGTTAAAGAACCTCAAAATAAGTTTATGGGAGGTTCATTGTGGATTTGGAAAGAACCTGAAATAGGGCATAAATATGTGATGGGGGTCGACGTAAGTAGAGGTGACAGTGAAGACTTTTCAACATTCCAAATTGTTGATTTTGATACAAGAGAACAAGTTGCGGAGTATATTGGAAAAATTCCACCTGATACACTTGCTGAAATTTGTTATAAGTGGGGTAATATGTATTCTGCTTTTATTGTTATTGATATAACAGGTGGAATGGGTGTTACAACATCAAGAAAGTTACAAGAATTGGGATATAGAAATCTATATGTGGATGGAGTTGATTACCAAAACAAATGGAAGTATGACTCAAAAATAAATGATAAAATTCCTGGAATTAACTTTAATGCAAAAAGAGTACAGATTATTGCAACATTTGAAGAGTATTTGAGACACGGATTTAAAGTATATTCTGCAAGATTACTTAATGAAATGTCAACCTTTGTTTATGTTAATGGGAGACCTGACCACCAAAAAGGTCATCATGATGATTTAATTATGGCAACAGCAATGTGTGTTTACGTTGCTGAGTCATCATTTACATCAATTACAAAAGTTACTGAACATACAAAAGCGATGATTGATTCTTGGCAAGTCAATACAAACACCCAACCATCATCTCTTTACTTTAACCCATTAATTACCGACAATAGAGATAACATAAATAGAAATCAACCATCAAAAAGTGACTATCAAAACTATTTATGGTTATTCGGTCAAAGATAAGTAATGGCATTCCAACAAAGAAAACAAACAGATAATATTTTTGACGGCTCAAAAATGGTTGTGCCGGGACAAGGTATTAAGCAGTCAAAAGTAAATCAGCAAATTTTAAAAAATTTAAAATTTCAAAATTTACAAACTAATGAGGTAAATAATATCCCACAAGCATCACCTAGACCGACTAAAACTCCGATACCAAGCCCATCTATAACGCCAACGAATACTTTAACACCCACAAATACCGTAAGTATTACACAATCAAAAACACCACCAAGAACTCCATTAGCGACACAAAGCCCAACCAAAACTCCAACTGAAACCCCAACACAAACCCCAACAATTACACAATCAGAAAGTCCAAATAGTACACCATTCCCTTCAAGAACTCAAACAAGAACGCCTGGAGAAACTCCAACAAGTACTCTTACTGAAACACCAACACTGACACCGACAATTACTGAAACTCCAACATATACCCCAACTCAAACTCCAACTGTAACTCAAGACGGATGTTTCTGTTTTACAGTTCAAATAACTCCACAAGATTTATCTAATGCGTTTGGTAATATACAACCTGACGGAAATGGAGTGTTAAATTTATTATATTATAATTGTAATGAAGAATCAGTCGTTCAATACATTTATGAGCCTGGTACATATTACGTATGTAATAAAAGAAATGAAACAATAGATAGTTTTGGAATTGATGTTTATTTAACATATACACAATACGATATTGTTTATAATAACTATATAAATCCTGATAGATTTAGTAGCTCTTTTAGTTTAATTGGGTCAGTATGTACAACTGATAACGATTGTATTCCTTTATCAGAAACCCCAACTCAAACCCCAACAGGAACTCCAACTCCAACAGAAACATCAACTAATACACCTACAATTACTGATACTCCCACAAATACACCAACATATACTCCTACAATTACAGAAACTCCAACAATTACTCCTACAATCACTGACACTCCAACAAATACACCATCGGTTCAAACCCCAACTCCAACACCAACATTTAGTATGACACCTACAGGTATATTTGAGTGTTTTGTTTATAATATTACAATAGACCAAAATGATTTAGATAATTCAGACTTTGGAATTGTTAGTGTAATTTATTACAGTTGTAAAGAATTTATCGTGGAAGTTGAATTTAACACCGCTGGAACATATACCAAGTGTATTATGACTCAAAATTCAATTGATTCATTAGGTATTGATGTTTTCTTAACATATGTTAATAATGGAGAGGCTTACAATAATGTAGAAAATCCTGAAATGTTTAGTTCTTCATTTGTAAATACAAATGTTGGATGTGAAATTGATATTGTTACCCAATCCGCAACTCCAACATATACCCCAACTCCAACGGAAACTCCAACACTGACCCCGACAATAACAGAAAGTTTAACTCAGACCCCAACATACACTCCGACATCAACTATTGACGAGGTACCAACAGTTATTACTTTAAATGCGGTTAACATAACAGGCGAAATTAATATACAATTGAATAATTAATGAAAACAGGTACAATATATTGGGACGAAACAAATCTAAATGATAGGGATACATTTACTAACGCAGGTATTGTCAATGTTACTCATACATATAACACTAGTTATGCGGGAACCATTGAGATTAGTATATTAGGAACAAATGATGAATTTGTGGTTAATAATATTAATCTTTATGATATTGAAATTAATGTCACTGAAATATTTAAATTGGTTCAGTTGGGGACTACAAAATTTAATATGACATGTCCTGTAAATGGAGATGCAAGCCCAAATGGACTATCTAATACTAATATTACGTCATATATTTCTAAAGTAGAATATAGTATTATTAATCTGAGTTATTTTCCAACAACAATTACTGTTATTGAAGTTGGGGGGGATGAAAATATTAATGGTAATTGTGATATGAGTGGAGACATTATTTTAATTAACTCATATCCTAATTTAACAAATTTACAAATAGGTAATGGTAATAACATTAATGGAACAATTAATAATTTAACAACAAATAGTAATTTACAAATTTTTTCAATACAAGGTAATAATACTTTAGAAGGTAATTTATTAAATATTTTTAATAAATACCCTAGTTTAAATTATTTAATCATCACGGGGGGTAATAATGTCGATGGTGATATTTTTGAATTCTCACAATCACTACAGTATATTCAGATAGGAGGGAATTCGAAATTAACAGGAAATAAATTTCCTGAAATGGGTGAATTAGAAAGATTAGAATTAAATTCAAATTTAAATAATTTTAATGTTAATTTAGATTCACTACCAGTTGCAGACTCTGTATATTTAGTAACGGAAGGTGAAATTAATGGGGATATGAAAGGATTATTAAAGTCGCCAAATATTTCTATTACGGTAAATAGTAATGGTGGAGTTTCTTATACCAGAGGAACTGATTGGTCTAGTTACACATTAGAAACATGGGAAATTATTATTTCTTCAGGTGGGATTGACTCAAATACATTAGATAATTTGTTTATAGATTTGGCAGATACATGTACTAGTTTTGTGTCCCCATCTGAAATCATAATAGATGGAGAGGTTACTGATTCATCGTCAAGGGCTCGTAGTACTTTAAGGGACACTTATGGAGTTGAGATAACAATTAGAAATTTTTAAAATAATGGAAAATAATTTAACAGTTTGGCAAAGATTATCACAGGCATTTGGTCCTAACTCTATGTTAGGACAGGATTATCCTGTGTATAAATTTGACAAAAAAGAACTACTAAAAACTACCTCAAAACAAGAATATGAAAGAGAAAAACTTGAGGCTAGACAAACTTATTATTTGGCAAATCAATGGGGTAAAATTGAAAACAATTTATATACTCAAGCGATTTATTACGAACCAACAAGACTTTCTTCATTTTATGATTATGAATCCATGGAGTTTACTCCTGAAATTTCAGCGGCGTTAGATATCTATTCTGAAGAATCGACAACATTAAACCAAGATGGTTATATGTTACAAATTTATTCTGAATCAAACAGAATAAAGTCAATCCTTGTAGATTTATTTATAAATGTTTTAGATATAAATACAAATTTACCCATGTGGACAAGAAATACTTGTAAATATGGTGACAATTTTGTGTATCTAAAACTAGACCCTGAAAAAGGAATTGTTGGATGCCATCAATTACCAATTGTCGAAATTGATAGACTTGAGGCGAATATGGGACCAAAATCATCAGATGCCCAAGATGACCCAAAAACAAAACATTTGAAGTTTAGATGGAAGCAAAAAGACATGGAGTTTAATTCATGGGAAATCGCTCATTTTAGACTTTTAGGTGATGATAGAAGATTACCATACGGAACATCAATGTTAGAGAAGGCTCGTAGAATATGGAAACAATTGTTACTATCTGAAGACGCAATGTTAATCTATAGAACATCAAGGGCACCTGAAAGAAGAGTATTTAAAGTATTTGTTGGTAATATGGACGATGCGGATGTTGAACCATATATCCAAAGATTTGCAAACAAGTTTAAGAGAAGTCAAACTGTTGACCATAAAACTGGTAATGTTGATTTAAGATTTAATCAAATGGCGGTTGACCAAGATTATTTTGTGCCGGTTCGTGACCCAGCCCAAGCTTCTCCAATTGAAACTTTACCTGGAGCACAGAACTTATCAGAAATTGCTGATATTGAATATATTCAAAAGAAATTGTTAACTGCTTTAAGAGTTCCAAAAGGATTTTTAGGATTTGAAGAACCCGTTGGTAATGGTAATAATTTATCACTACAAGACATTCGATTTGCAAGAACAATTAATAGAATTCAAAAAAGTATGTTGGCTGAACTTAATAAAGTTGCAATTATACATTTGTTCTTGAAAGGGTTTGAGGATGAAATATCTAATTTCACTCTTAGTTTAACCAATCCATCAACACAAGCGGATTTATTAAAAGTTGATGTTTGGAAAGAAAAAATATTATTATATAAAGATATGGTTACCGCAGTTGAGGGAATTGCCCCAACTTCAGTTTCATGGGCTAAAAAACATATTCTTGGTTTTTCTGATGAAGAAATTAAATTAGATTTACAACAACA